TCTATGACATTATTTAATTCCTCATTCGTTGTTATTTTTTTGCTTCTTTTGCCATTTATATCTGCTTTTCTTTTTCCTTTCTTAAAAGAACGGACAACTTTATTTTTTATTACCTTTGCTATGATATAGTCTAATAACTGCACAGTTGCTGTGAGATTGGACTCTCCTGGGCTAGTATCAGGATGTAGATTAGAAGCGTACTTTTCCCTAAATTTAATATATTTTTCCGACAACTCTTCTAAATCACCTTCAACCCCAGCACCAAGCCTTGTTCTTGTTCTAATTAATTCTGGAATTAAAACCTTTAATTCCTCCAACGCTTTTCTAGTGGCTACCTTCTTAGCAGTATTCATTTTCCCTTTTAGTCTGTTAAAAACATCTTCATTACTCAAATTCTATATCCCCTAAAATTTCGATAGCTGCTTCAATTGCTGCTTGTTCTATGTCATCGTCTGATATCTCATCTTCATCTAGTGCCTCTTTAAAAATATCGATTTCATCTTTTTTAATACCAAGAAACTTTCTTCCACCTTTAACGACTGGCTCTTGCTGCCCATAGGTCCCCAAGATATTGCCCTCTGCTTTGCCCGCTTGTTCTGAATCATCCTTGTAACCTATTTCAACATAATCAGAGCCAATGCCGGTAACCTCTATTCCCATTAACATATCACCGTCAAAAATAAGATCAACATCGTTAACGCCAACGCCTTTTTTGTCAGCATATTTCTTTGAATACCTTTTAAACTTGGTGCCATTCTGATCGAATCCATCAGAAGTTCTCAGTCTAATGTAATCAATTGCTGCCTCCGCTATTTTCTCCTTCTGTTCTTTGTTCATTTTCTTCGGGAGTTTTATCTTTGTTCTTATTACCGACACTTAAAACCTCGTTAGTTTCTTCTTTTGAATATTCTGGGTGTAATTCTTTTACTGCTTGTTTTTTTGTCATTGTCCCTATTCTTAACTCTGATTCGATATTGGCCAATTGTTCCGATCTAGATATTAATGGTTTTGGTTTCTCAAATGAAATTGAAACTTCCATCTCCTCGTTTACCATAGGAGGATATTCTCTTGCGTCTATTTGTTTTGTGGCTAACCAATAGTTATGAATTGCTGGCATTTTAACATTCCAGAATTCCCTCTCTTCTTTCTCGAACATTGCCGCAGATTTTTTTATAATATTATAAGCGTCCATTTCGTCTATAATCTTAGCAATACCAGAACTAGCGTTTTGTCCGTCCGTGCTTCCTGTTGAGCCAACCCTAACACCTTTAGTTTCTAGCCAAAGAATAAATAAGTCTTTAGTGAACTTCATGATTTGTTCTGTGTCAGCTTCAGGTTTTATTGTCCCAACTTGAGGAGCCTTATCACTTTCCCTATCTGACTTCATATTCCAAAAAGCGTTAGGCGAAATTCTAGGTTCATCAATCTTAACATCAATACCCCATAGAATTGAAAATGATTGATACATCTGACAGCCGATCCCATCAACTAAAAGCGCAGGAATACCTTTTGCAATCGCTAGCATATCAGTGTCTTGTTGTGGGATAAGTGTGTTCTTTTGTCTATTGCCATAAACAAACGGAATAACGCCAAGTGGATTAACACCTTCGTTATCAACTAAATACTCGCTAGCATCTTTTCCATTAAGATAAAAGGCATCAAACTCAGTATCAGAGTATGCAAAAACTAACAATGAATCCATATCGTTTGAAGCATACTTGATGAATTTTAAAAAAACAGTTTCACAGTTTGGATCGTTTTCGCTGTCTGAATACACTAGAAATGAATTTGCCGGCAATGCTCTTAGTTTTGGCTTACCGTTGTCGCCGATATAGGGTTCTAGTGCGTAGTTTTTAAATAAGTTCGAGTAAGTATCACAATCCATTCCAGTTTCATTGAAATCAAATTGCTTAACGTAGAAATCAACAAATTCCTGTTGACTCTCATCCATTGAAACTCTCTTGGGTGGATTATTGTAAACGATAGAAACTTTATCAATGTATCTTTGAATAATATTAATCGGGATAACTCTGTCTGTTATTGTTTCATAGTATTGCTTTGACAATGACTTTCTTAAGATAGCATCAACGTAAGGCAGTAGGTTGCCCTGATATATATCTAGCGTTTCACCACATAACGCCAAATAGTCTCTATGTTCTTTAATGTGGTTAATTAAATCTTGTCGCTTATCCTTAAGCATATTCTACTTCCTTATAGTTGTATTGTTTTTGCTTGCGCCGTTAGTTCCTTGTTAATTTTGTAATCAATCCAGTACCCAATTGCGGTTGTGGCGTGTTGTTCTGGTAATGAATCGTCTTCAATTATATTTGCACCTTCCTTTAGCTGCGTCAACCTAAAGCCCTTTGATAGCCACTCACATCCTTTATACAAAAATAACCTGACCTCTTTTTTTTCATTAAAAAAGCAGGCATTGGTCGTATTGTGCCGCCTTCTTATTGGTGGATTTGCTTTTGGTACTTTCATTTCAATTATTGGATTATGCGAAAGCTTCCCAAGTGAGTTCCTTATAATGTCATAATCAGACCCTTTCGATCTCGTATCATTATTCTTGCCAGACGCATCACCATAGACATGGATAATCCTACAGTTTGAAATGATGGGAATAATTTCTTCCATTATATCTTCTGTTCTCGCACCTTCAATGTGCAGAACTTTAAAGACATGGAACGCCCCACCAACATACTGCCCAATACAAGCAGACATTGGCTTACCAATCCCAATATTAAAGTCATGGGTTACACAAATTGGTTCATTTTTGTTGATAACATATTCTTTATTTTTTAAAAAATTTCTTTCCTCATTGTAATTATAATAAACAACATCCCTGCTAATCTCCAGCCATTCACCATACAACATACGCCTTGCCATTTTTGGATCAAGATCCCTCTCTAGGTTCTCAATGTACCACTTTGGCAGAAAAGGGTTCTGCGATGTTACTGAAAAGAAAACCTTCCTAGTTGGTGCTGGTTTTTCCATAAAATACTCATAAAGATAATGTGATGGAGAGTCTGGATTTGTAATTGCAATAATCATATTTCTCTTAACATTTGGAATACGGCCTACTCGCATCTTGATAGCATCATAAAGCTCTCTTTCGCTTTCGGATGCCTCTTCAATGACTGCCATTGATAATTCTAGCGACCTAAACTTCTCTAGGTTATAATCATCGTATGAATCCCCGATAATCTCAGAGCCATTTACAAAAATAATCCTTAATTCTGTTTTATTATATGACTTAACAAGGTGTGGACAATCAGAAATGTGCTTCAATAGTAATTGCCACATTGTTCTTTTTAGGTCTTTAAGTGCTCGCCTTACTATTAAAACCCTTGCACCTTTATTTTCAAGGCAATGACGGGCAATTAGATGTGCTCCCTCTACTGACTTTGCAGAACCTATCGACCCAGAAAACATTATTTCGTTTATACCAGCCGAGTAATTAAATTCTCTATTATAACTTATCACCTGTTTTTGCCATGGAATCAGTTCGGGGTTAAATTCACAAAGAAGAGGAGTTCCCATACCTAATCTTTGTAGGCTAGTTTTACTTCTATTACGTTCACTGTGCTGTCTATTTCTGATTTATCTGTCTGGCCTAACCATTGCTTGCCTAACCAAATAAGCATAGCAATATTACCAGACATAGCGGTGTCGTATTGCTTTCTTCTTAGTGAGATTTTACCGGGAGTTTTCTTTTGTTCGTAATATGCCGCAAAAGTTATTCCAAATTCCTCTATACATCTTCTGTCAACTGTGTCTTCTGAACATTCAAACCAATCAGCGATTTCCCTTCTTGTTGCGTGTATTCCACACAACTTATCAACCTCTGACCAAATTAATTCTTTCCTTGGTCTACCGTTTACTTTGCTAACTAATCCCTCTTTATGTGTTTCCATGTTTTTCCTGAAAAAATATTTTGAGCAGACGATTTTTTTATCGGGAACTCTTTGCAAATATCTTTTGTTTTCGCCCCTTCATTTCTTCTTTTTAATATCTCAATAACCTGGGACTCAGTCAGCTTAGCAGATGGGTTCTTGTCCCCTACGCAAAGCAAGTTACCCTTAAACCTTTTATTTACTCTCGCATGATACATATTCGCCGACTTTGTTACTATTTCAAGATTTGAAGCGTTGTTATTTCCTTTATCAAAGTCTATATGGTTAACCTCTAACCCAGTAACATCGCCAATAAAGTGCTGGGCAACCAACCTGTGGACCAGCATTCTCTTTTCTTTGTTGTTTGACCATAATGATACGCTCTTGTACCCATTACTATGGGTGCTTTGCCGCTTCTCTCCCCTACTGGAAAAGATTCTTCCGTCTTGTGTTATAAAATATTTATCGTAGTTGATTATTTTTTTCATGCGGTTTTTATATCTTAAAACTCCGTTTAAAAGATAGTGCATCACTGATGCTTACACTTAATTAGATGGCTTTATTTCGATTCTGTCAAATCTAGGTTCCTGGCAATAGCTGATGATAACCTGCGGTCGTTAATGAAGTTTTTGATCATCCGGAGCTGTTTCTCTGTCAGAGATTCAAACCCTCTCGTCATAGCTTGCTTTTTTATCTTATACATTCCAGGTGCCCTCCCTTTGTAATTCATAATCATTTCTTTGATTGTTTCAAATCTGGGCGCAGGCTTACTCTTAAGATATTCTTCTTCTGAAATATAATTACCTGTTTTTGGATCTATGTATCTAATCATAATTTTAAATTACGGCGGCACTAACCTTAGGAGAAAAAATACCGCCGTAAATGCACAAAGGAAGTCTAATTTATACTTAAATAAGCCTGGTAAGTAAATCTATTGTTAAG